ATTACAGTCGATTCCCCTGAGATGTCGATTCCAAGAGGCTGCACCTGTTCCCACTTAAAACCAAATTTTCTGGTTGCATCTTCGAATAGTATCTCAAGCCTGAGAGTATCCATGCCAATCGGAATGCCAAACGACTTAGTTGCCGAAGTTGTTGGATCAAAACCATTTTTAACATTTGCGGATCCTACATTTGTCGTCACCAACGGCGTTGTTCCATCAGCAGGTGACATAAAATCATTCATCATGGCAAACCAAGTGCTGAAGAACGCCGGGCTTGTTCCTGCAACATCAGCCGCCGTCATATCAATAGGGATCGAAAATTCTGGAAAGTCTATCTGATCATCACCAGTTTCGACTCCCTGAATTAATCCTCTATCTCTCCAAATCACCATATCTGGCGTTGCTGCTGCTGTTGGTATTGTAGGCAATGACGCATAATAACCTATCTCTTTTTTTATTACCGTACTAGTCGTTGCATCTGAAATTTGTAATATCGTATGTTTTGTGTCTTGTATACTATTCGAAAATCTTGTCGTTACTGCCATTATTTATCACTCTCCTATTTCGTAAAAAATACCGAGATTAGTTTGATAATTTCCTTCTGTATTTCCAATATTTCTGATGTCAATTCTTTTAATTCGTATATATCCAATCGTTGCCAAATCAACGGATTCACTTGCAGCCGCTTCAACATAGTTTTTTATGTTTATATAATTATTATTAATAGCTGAATAGATCATCCCTACTTTTAATTCGATAGTAGCAAGAGTTTTCGCAAAAACATTGAGGTTTATCATATCCCCTCTAAAACTGCTCTCCAAAAAGCTCTCTGTGCTTGTTTTAACGATTCCAAACGTGTCTGCTGTTATTGTTTCATCAATCTCATCAAGATGCCATGTCATCGTTGTATCGAGGTTATAGCAAAAAACTCTGAGACTTCTTTTGATGTCCTGAAACAATTCTTTTGTCATTTCATCGCCGCCTTAATTTGCTTAATTGCTATCGGACGGTATCTCTCAATCGAATTCCTTGTAAATCCTGCATTTTTATGACTGTATTTTGTCCCGTATTCCTGACAAAGGATATATTCTGTATTGTTTGAGATTTTTTGCAAGTAATCACTTACTTTGTTTTGTCGCCACTGAGATTTCAGATATCCTGAATCAACAGGGGAATTACTGACACACTCATTCAAGCATCCGTTCGCAACTTCTACAACTACTTTTTTAAGATCGTTTTGAAGTCCTGACATCTTATTCAGAATCTTAGAATAATCAACAGTTATGCCATTCATAGGTTTACACCATATACAAAATAGCCTGACATTTCTTTTTTATAGACTACCTTATAATTTTTACTGTCAATCTGAATTTCTGCTGTCATCAAAATATCCTTAGTTGTTATGATCCTCCATGATGTATCAACGAGATAATTTTCTTCAACTCTCGTTGCATTAATTGCCGCCATACCCTGAACCGAGAAATTTCCAACATTTCCATCAAAATTTTCAATGCTTGACGTTGTTTCCGTCATACCGATTGCCGAATTAAATGCCGTAGATTCTGTCAAAATCTTTAATGCCGTCATTTCAAGTTTTGAGAGATAATCACTATTCTGCTTGTTAATTTTTATCATACAAAATCAACTGTTTTATTTGTGTATTTATTAAGCATTGACATAATATTATCAGGGTACTTACTCTTAAACTTTGTCGAGATTGATTCGATAGAATGTGATTCGATGCCGTTGACTTGATTCATCTGATAATCTATCATCAGCGCTGCTGCATAAGATATTGACGCCGGGAAATCTTCGTCTCCCTCAGAGTCTAAAAACAAGTTATTACATAGCGTCTTGACTTCATCCTCAACCGCCGGGATAAGAGCCGCTATCCAGATGTCAAACGTTGTCGCGGTGATATTTAAATATGCCTTACATTTTTCAGTCGTTAAAATCGCCATCGAATCACCTCCGGGGTCACGGCATTGTTATTACATATATTTTTGTACTTGTGAATCCTTCAACTTTGAAATTAACGTCTCCATCCTCATCCTGAAATCTCATAGCCCACGGTGTATAAGCAAAAATCGAATTTGTTGCCGGGGTTAAAACTAAATTGCCAAATATAGAATCACCATAATCTCCGGCAATAAAAGTTATTGTTCCTGCTGTCGCAGAGGTATCTATTATAATTGTCTGCTTCAAAAATTCAGGCAGTGCTAATGTGTAAGTAGCATCTGCTGAAACAGTTGTGGATGTCATGGTTGTCAAGGTTGAGAACGATACTTCTACCGCTGTAAGATCTGCTGCAAACACAAATGCCGTCAAAAATACTGCTATTAATATTACTATCAATTTCCTCATTTTAATCACCTGCCTTAGTCTGTTGATTTTGTTGCAGCTACACAAATAAGCGCTGCTGGTTGTATAACATCTGTGCCAAACACATACAGGCCTTTCATGGCATCAGAGAATCTTTTCTCCATTCTGTATGCTTCAATTTCTGTTACTTGGCCTGCAAATGAAATGGCTTCTCTGGTGCCTGCCATAATCTTATATTCAAGCGTTGCTGTTTTGATATTGTTTGACCGCAACATAGCAATTCCTACAACATTAGGTACAACACCTGTAGCCATATAATTCATCCACGACTGTTTGTAATCCTCATCTTTCAACAATTCCGTATGGAACCAGGGTGGGATTACCATCCATCTACCTTCTTCGGGTATGTTTAATTCATCCATTTTTTGTTTAGCGTCAACAACAACATCATAGGCAAGAATATCGCCTGAAGCATGCCCTATATCAGCCACAGTAGTTGTTGTGCCAGCCGATGACCACAAACCAGCTATAACCTGATCAATGTCATTTGCAACAGCATATCCAGCCCTCAACATTGCTTTATCCATGATTTTAGGATGGGTCTGTGCCTTATCAACATCATCAATCTGGAAATTAAAACTTTTTGCTTTATCGATAGTAAGCAATTTCTGCGAACCATCGAGTGTTTGAGGATCTGCAAGATCTGTATTCGGGACATAGTCGCTTACATCAACATCCCCAATTTGACCAATTTTAACTGTGTCACCATATTCTTTTATTTCTCCCTCATAATCTGTATTCACAAGCGTTTTAAATATCAAGTTTTTATCAAGATGTCTTAAAAGCCTTGCACTCCAAATTTCAGGAATAAAATTGTCTAAACTCATTTTTTATCAACTCCTATAATTTCTCAAAAAATTCTTGATTTTCTTCAAACTTTTTGTTTATCTGTTCTGGTGTCATTGCCTTCAACATTTCACGTGTCAACTTGTCTGCCTCTTTAGGACTCTTTTCAGGCGTTCTTCCGTTCGCCTTAAACGTTTCCTCTACACTTCCCAAAATTGCTGAATCCCAGATTGTTTTGAATTTCTGGATGTTTGCCTTTGTGTTTTCTTCGGTATCAGAAGCCAGAAAGTCAGCGAATCCAGATGGCATTTTATTCTGTTGCAACTCTCCAAGTGTTATATTTTTCATATCTGTTTTTTTTCTTGCTTTTTCTGAACTGTCAAAACGATCCTGAAGTTCTCTGAACTTTTTCTGGTCTGCTGTTTCTTCAGGGTTTGCCTCTTTCATCCAATCATTTTTGAGTTTAGGAAGGTTGTTGCCTTTCCAGGTTTCAAGCCCTTTTTGAAAATAGGCATCTCTCTGTGACTGAAAATGTTTCTTGGCATCCTCGTTTGTGTCAATCCATGTCTGCACACCATCCAATGTATACGTAATCTCCTCGTCTGCGCCGTCTGGTTTTCCTGGTTCTGCAAAAAGCTGTATGTTCATTTTTATCGCTCCTATCCTTTGAGTCCGTGCCTCAAAGTCTAATTTATTGTTGCTTTCCATTCATCATAATTCTTAAACTCTATCGTTTCACCCCCTGCTCGACGTGTCAACGGTTTCTCATCGTTGATGATATACAACTCTGAACAGCGACAGTGTATTGTTTCTGCTGGTCCTCCGTTAGAATCGCCCGGAAACATCAGCCTTGCACTTCCGACGTTATAATACTCTTTCATCTTCCTTTCCTGCCCGTCTGCTGTCTGGTGTGTGGGCCTGGTACGACTATCAAGCGTTGCTAACCACTTCTTTTTGCCGTTCAGACCTTCATCTTCCATTTTCACCAGCGAATCATACCGTGCGGTCTGAAGAACTCGATGCCCTTCTGTCCAGGCTGTTCGTTTGGCTGCTGAAAAATCTACACCTAATCTTTCTGATATTTTATCCGCCATTGCGATATATCCGATTCCCTGCATCAACCCCTGAGATATTTCAAGGTTTATTTTTCTCATCAGTTGTTGTTTCTGATTTCCATAAACATTCCCAAGACTTAGGTCTGGTATTGGATTCTTTATCAGTTCCAAAACAGCCGGATAATTAATTGTATCGAAGTCAAAAACGAATCCAACTTGTTTTTGAACATCATATCCTGCCTTAAAATAAGCATCTGAATATGTTGCTGTCAATAACTTCTGTGTTCTTTTTATCTTTTCAGCATTTAAAATATTCAGATCTGATAATACATTTCTTTTCAACGTTTTTAACCTGTCGTATTTCATACCTTCTACCAAACTTGGTTTTTTTCCTTTGAAGGATTTGTATAACTTTTTAAGATCCTCTTCTATGTCAATCAGAGAATTTTTATATACCGTTTTAAGATCCCTGATAGTCTTTTCTGTCAGATCATAATATGATTTATCGCTGAACTTAACCTTCATCCGTTGGAACCTCGAAATCTGGATATAACGCCTCTTCTGCCTCCATCTTTTCAATTTCTGCATCAACATCTTCGATGAATGGCATCAACGAAAGTAAAGTATTTTTGGAAAGCAGGCCTGTTAAATCTCTGAGAATTGTCGCATAATAAGTCAGATCAAGTGGAAGATTTCTTGTAAATTTATAGCTCAAATCTTCAATCCTGAAATTAAATCCTTTTGTATTCCAGTAATCGAAGATTAGTTGAAACTGATTATTTAAGGCTCTTACAAATTTTCTCTGTGATTTAATACACTTATTCTCGAGGGCCATGAGTTTATATTTTTTGGCCTCCCCTGATTCATTCCCGAAGTTTTCATCGTTGAAATTCGGAGATTTTGCGAACACTCTGATATTCTTTTCCAGTCTATCAAGATGATTTTCAACTGCCAGGGCATCCAATTTTTTTGTGATAAAATCAATATCCATCCCCTCATCCGAGAGGTTAAAGATCCCAGTCTGCACCGCTTCCGCTCTATCCGTTGCCGTGAGTGTACCGCCTATTACTTTCATATAAGCTAGCCTGAACGCTTCAAACTCTGAGTTCTCATCAGATATTGCTCTATCATAGGCATCAATAAGTTTCAAGACCTTATAACAATCAGACTGGTTTTCCTCGTTATTTCTGAAAGGAATCAACGGAACGCCTGAGAACATATGCGGCACTTCATCAGCCGTGTCCTCAAGGGCATAGCCTGTTGTGGAATCTCCGACAAAAAATGTAACTGTTTTATCGTCATACCACTCAATTCTATTTTGTGTTTTTTTAACTCCAGAACCGTCTACAAATTCAATCTCATAAAATCTCAAGGCATATTGAACATTGTCAAGGCTTTTATCGAATTCCCAGATACATTCAGTCGGAGGCACTATCATGACATGTGCTTTACCATCTTCGCCGTTGTAGAGTAAGCGTCCGCACAACCCTGATATAGTTGTTTTCTCACCTGTTGTTGCATCTATATCAGCTGCGTTCTCTCTTTTGACCCAGTCACTTAATTGGTCTTTATGTCTGTCGTCTCCATCATACTCATACACAATCGGAGACCCGTACATATAACCAACTTTTGTGTCAATAATTTCAGAGAAAAAGTCATTATTGAGCTTGTTATTTATTTTATCATCGTTCGGCATCGTCCGGCTTTGTATCGGCACTACAAGAGTTGTGTACCTATCGTGCATCTGCTTTTGTGTTGTATGCGTTGGAATCCATTCCATGATGAGATCATTTATAATATCAGATGTTATTTTTCCGTTTAAAATCTCAAGCTTTTCGTAAATCGTCACTTTAACACCTCACAAATTAATGCCTATACCAGCCTTAACTTTTCTGCCTGTTAGCGTCATTATACCATACCTCGACGTATCCATGCAGTGATCTTGTTTCTTAATCGGTTCATCTAAACCTTTTTCCTGAGCTTTTGCATCCCATGAATAGGTATCGAATTCCTTGAAAGTCTCTCTACATGATGGATCAAACGTTATCTTCTCATTTCCGAGCCCTGATTGCACAGTCCTTATGCCGTCCAGAACTGCATTGTTTGCTTTCTTGACCCTGAACCCTCGTTTCTTTATTTCTGTTATAAATGACGCCGCTGATGGATCTACTATTGCAAAATGGAAATGCTTTTTGAGATTATTGTCTGTATAAAATCTTTCAAGATCATCTGCCTGTTCAAAATCTGTCCGCTGTATGCCTGTTTTCTTGCTTGTATAATACCATTCTTTTGCAAAATGGAAATGCTTATCTTTGTCGTTATATTTTAGATGCATGAATACTGTCGGATTTGCGGTACCGTAATCAATTGGGACCCCCTCAAAATCTGCCTGAAAGTCCGGTAAATGTTTGACATGTATCTTTTTATCGAACATGTCATAAATTGCCCCCTCTGCTGTTACCCATAATCCGAGGATATAACGTTTGTAGAATAACCCTGCATACATGGTCTTGTATCTGTCTTTAATTTTCTGGGCCAGTGTCAAGTTATCATTGAGGGTAAAATGGATGTATAGGATGTTTTTTCCTCGACGTTGATCTATATATTTTTCTTTGAAAAAGTGAAAAGGATTTCGAGGGTTACAATTCAAAAAAATCTTGGATCTTTCAACGCTACAACGGCCTATCATCTGATCGACAAAGGATTCTGGAAATAGAGATACTTCATCCCCGAAAGCTCCGGCTGCTGTCAAGCCTTGCAGTACATCTTGCGATGCTTCGTTGTTCGCCCCGAAAAAATAGAACGTGTTGAAACCGACCCTCATATAGTTCTCAGACCGGTTATGAAACCATTTCCACCCCCAAACATTGAGGATCTGCTTCATAGGTTCGATTATGTTTCTTTTTAAGGCGCCTATGCTCTTCCCGGCTATGATAAAGTTTTCACCAGAAAAATTAAATGAGGCCCACCTGAGAAATGATGGGATCATGGCAATTGTTTTTCCAGACCTGATGGAGCCGTCGGCTATGATGATATCTCTGTCTTTTACGGGACTTCCAGGCTCCCAGAATTTTAAGACTTGTGTCTGTTTTTTCGAGAACTTTTGGAACTGAAAGTCTTTGTTTTCATTCGTCTGTTTCGTCGTCGTCGTCGTCATATTT